AGTAACCATGGCTGAGGTACTTCCCAAGAAAGACGACATAATCCACGCCGAGTCCCTGGCCTTGGGTTCCTCGGCTGAGACCCTGGCATCTGCCGGGGCTACCATACCCCAGAACACGGGGGACATCGTGGTGGTATGCCCATCGGGTGACTCACTGCACATGGCTCCCTCGGTAACGCCCACATCCTCACTGGGGCAGCGTGTAACCCTGGGGCATCCAGGGCGCATACCCCACGCCCAGCAGAAGACGATGCAGCTCATCTCCGATGACGCTTCCGACGTGACCTGCGTACTCATCTACTACCGTGGCGGCGGGCGTCAGGACCTGTCCTACACCAAGACGGAGCCTTTCTGATGCCAGGGCAGAACCGCAAGGGTAAGATACAGGCCAACGTATTCAAGATGATAGACGCCAACGGCATCACGGCGGGCACACCGGAGAACGTCTGGGTGCCCACCAACGACAGGCGTGTGCGTCTCCTGGGCTGGTGTGTGTCCTCGTCGGCCAATGCAGCCGTCGAGTTCGTAGCGGCCTCGGCTGACACCACGGTGCTGGCCCAGACCCCACTGCTGGCCGCAGCCGGTATCCATACCTCTCCCGACCTGGGGGACGGTATCCTGCTGGCAAGCAATGATGACCTACAGATAGACGTAACCGGCTCTTCCACCATCTCGGGCATGGTCTGGGGTGTAGAGGAAGGGGCGGGCTACTAGGAGGCCTTGAATGGCTGGTGCAAGATTCCATCAGGATGGGTTCAATACGCTGACATCCACGGCAGACTCGGCTGCGTCTCTGACCGTCAATGCCAGTACGGCCCACCGCATCTGGCTCTACGAGATCAACATGGGTAACGTGGGCACCCCCGCCGACCTGACCAGCATCTACCTGATAGGTCAGCTTACGGCTCCAGGGTCCAGTGGTGGGGCGATAACCTCGACCAATGTAGCGGATGCAGCCGACCAAGCTGCCCGCTCCGTGTTCCATTCCAACCTGACCAGCGAACCCACTTACGTCAATACGTCCACCACCAGTGGTCTGGCCGTTGTAGCAGATGGGGACCTACTTCGTGTCCCCCTCAACCATCGTGCCACCTACAGGTGGGTAGCTCCCCCAGGTGGGGAGTTCGTGGCACCGGCTACCACCACCGATGGCTTTGGCGGCAAGTGCGACCACGCTTCTGCTACCACGGACTACATGATAGGGTTCCATTGGGTTGAGTAGCATACACTCTGGGTCCAGGGAGGGTTATGCCCTCATAACGGACCCTTACACCCCGCTGGTAGAATCCAGCACCTTTAACTGCTGCCACTGCCAGTACCTGGTCCACGTCCACTTAGGATCAGGTACTAAGCGGGGGTACTGCTTTCTCTGTAACGCTGCCACCTGTGGCAAGCCCTCCTGCAACAAGGACTGCTATCCCTTCATGAAGAGGATAGAGGAGGCAGAGAACCGGCACAGACTCCGCAAAGCCATGGAGCGTGGCTACGACAGCGCATAGGAACTTTTCACGGAGAAGGTTCCACTGCGCCAGTGAGGCACCCAGAATCTTGGCGTAGTGGCGCAGTGGCACATAGGAGCTTTTCATGGCGAATGAGTTTCAACACAAGGACCCTGGCACCTCTCTAACCCAGGGTGAGTACATAGCCTCGGATGGGACAGGTCATACCTTTGACAGTCAGGCTTCTGGCGACATCTTGTATGCTTCGTCCACTACGGTTCTGGCCCGTCTTGCCAAAGCTACTGACGGCAATGTCCTGGAGTTGGCATCGGGGCTACCGGCATGGACAGCCAGCCCGACCATCGGCTCAACCAGTTGGGCTAATGCGAACCACGCTCACGCAGCCAGTAACAGCGGTGGAACGCTTACTACACTTGGTACTGTAACAACAGGTGTTTGGAATGGTACGGCTATTGGCTCTTCCTATATAGCTGCTGACGCAATAACTGCTGCTAAAATAGCTGACAATGCGATCGACTCAGAGCATTATACTGACGGCTCGATAGATAACGCGCACCTTGCTGATGATGCTGTAGATAGCGATGAGATAGCCGCTGGGGCGATAGATACCGCTCATATAGCAGATAACCAAGTGACTGCGGCTAAGTTAGCTGACGTGGCTAGAGGGAGTATTCTCTATGGTAATGCTAGTGCAGCAACAGCAGAGCTTACTAAGGGTAGCGCAAATACAGTTTTAACAAGCGATGGAACGGATATATCCTGGGCTGCTGCTGGCGGTGGGAGCTTAACGCTTATCAATACTGCCGCAGCATCCAACAGTGCCACTTTGACTGTCACTGGTTTGGATACGTCTGTTTACGATACTTTTATCATTGCCCTCTCTGACCTAGTACCAGCGGATAATAAAGACCTGCGGTTCCTGATTGGCGACAGCGGTGGCATTGATGATGGTAGTACAGATTATGAATGCCACACTCAAACAGTTGCGTCAACTTCCACAAGTTACAGCAGTATAGCTAATACGTCTATTGGCTTTATTCCACTTTCATCTGATGTTGGCAATGATGCAGGAGATGGATTGAGTGCATTGTTGGTGCTAAATAATGCTGATAGTAGCACCATGAGGCCCACCATTTCGGGTACTGTGGCGTATTTAACTGATTCGGAAAATGTAGTAGGTGGGTCTGTCGTGGGTCAACGAAAAGCAGTAATAACAGTTACTCAAGTACAAGTTAAATTTTCAACTGGCAATATTACGACTGGTAGGATGACGGTTTGGGGGGTAGCCCATGCCTAGATTTCATAACATAAATGGAGAAAATGTCCAATTTACTGCCGCAGAGGAAACTGCCCGTGATGCAGAGGAAGCCCAGTCTGACATTGATAAGGCCGCAGAGCGAACGGCACAGGCCAGGAAAGCTACTCTAGATGCCAAGCTGGCGGATGACAGTATTACGTTCGACGAATTAAAAGAACTGATGCGATTCTAGACTGATTACAAAAGGGATGAGTAACGGAACTTCCTGACAGAGAATGATATGGGATACCCACTCACGATAGATAGTGATGATATCGTTGCATAATGGCAGAGCAACCGGACATGAGAGACGAGCTTCTGGAGGCACGGGAGGAATTAGAACGGCTAAAGGCAGCAACAGAGGACAAGTCCGAAAAAGTCCAGATGACCAGCGGCGATATTGTGAGATTGGTGATTGCCGCGCCCGTGGTCTTCGTATGGTTGTTCCTGGGAAGCCGCATAATAATCAGCGCGACCACATCGACTGCCGTATTGGAACAGATAGAGCCTCTCTTATTGGCCTTATCCATCCTCACCATTCCAGTCACGGCCATACTTGCGAGTCTATTCAAAGTTGACGGTAACGGTAAATGACGCTATTTGACAAGATATGCAGAATGATTGGAGACCGGCGAATCCCGTCTCCCAGGATGCCAGTGTTCAGATTGCTTCGGGTGGGGTTCGCCAACAAGCATGTAACGACGATCGTGGTGATGGCGATCATGGTTAGTGGCGCGGCTGTTAGCGTTGGCCTTTATTTCGCCGTAAAAGATGTGGTATCCAGCACTTACAACTGGCCGGAGCCAGCCGAGTATGTGGTCACCGCCGAGGGACTCCAGACGATGGGTGCGAAGAACCCGGACTACCCGGACGGCACGGAGTCGCAGACCTTATCTATCCGGCTCGGTGACGGGAGTCGCATCTCGACCTTGAGGATAAAAGACGTTGACCTCGGGAGGGCGGGTATCGCACGGTCATTGGACATCAGCCCAGTGACCACCGCAGTCACAGGGTCCGCGGCTTATCTCTGGGTGGGAAATCTGACGGTCACCAACTCGTCCTTTCCGACTTTCAAGATGGAAACGTCCGACGTTGCCAATTTGACCACTGGCCTATTATGTGACGGCCACACGATGGCGGCGACTATCAGCAACACGGTCTCCGATGTGGTGCTGGAGAGCGAGAGGCTCAGTTCGGTGTACGAGGTGGACGGGTCCATCGTGGACCGCATCCAGATTCACATAACTGGAAATTCCGGATCATTCGTCGAAAATCTGATACTGGACAATGTGGACGCATGGAATGGTGAGATGTATCTGTCCCGCATGAAAGTGGGTACTATGACCATGAATAATTCCAACCAGGTGGGAGACGGGAGCGGAGTGGACTCGGCCTCTTGTTCGTATGAGTCTTCCGTGAATGCCCGAAATGTCACCAACACCATTCAGGACCGCCCGATCAAGGTGCAGTAGTGAGACATCGATGATGAGGCTGATACTTGTAGCATTTACCGGAGTATTCCTAGCGGCCTGGATCATAGCAGGGTTATCACTATGGCTAGTGGCTGGTCCGTGGTGGGTAGGGAAGTTCCTAGCCTGTTCTCTCGGGTGGCATGGGCGAACTACTTCTGCTGTCAACCCATCGAATCAGAACACAGAGATGAGATGCACGTCATGCAGCAGGTTCCTGCCCTACAGCCGCCGTATACCAGTTGTGGATTAAACCACGATGGATGTGATAGAACAACCGGAAAAGCCCTCAACCCTGGACCGCTACTGGCGGGATAAGTCCTTACGGGATGTGGTGGAGTGTGAGCTGTGCGGTGGTGAACTGCTAGACAGGTCCTGCAAGGTCCGGTGTCTGAACTGCGGGTTCACGAGAGACTGTAGCGACCCATAGAGGTGGTAGTGAAGTTATTACGCTGGTTCTGCTCCAGAGGACTACACTGGTACATCGAATCAGGATGGGCCGAGCGTACCTGCTCCTTCTGCCATAGGGTAGAAGTGAACCAGTACCGGGAAGGCAGTGCCGATTGGGTAGAGAAGAATGGGTAAGCGGTACTCCTCCACTAGCTACCTCATCGAGAGGCTAGACAAGTTCCTGTCCAACGACTGGGTACACATGGCACAGAAGGTCTCCGGCCTGGAAGCCAAGATGCACCTGGTACTAGCTCTACTGACGACCCTGGTGGGTCTGATGGTATATGTGGTGATCAGATGATAGGTAAGGTCAGACCCCAGATACTGGTGGCCATCCTGTGTGCCACCATATTCTCCATGTATGCAGCATATCTTGGGGCAAAGCTCGAGGCGGTAGAGATACTAACTGCCATCGTAGGGGGCATCTTCGGCCTGCTAGGCGGGGTTTCCCTACGCATAATAGACCGTGAGGGCGACGAGTAATGCCTAGTTACGTCCCACAGGTAGAGACCTTCCCCTACACCTTCCCGTTCACATTCGGCCAGTCAGACGGCATGGCCTTCATAGGGGACTACGAACCTGTCCTACCCATAGAGTACCGCTATACCCTGCCCAGCGTATTCTTCTCGGAGGAGCCTTCCCACTGGCTGGGCTTCATAGAGATACTCCAGGGCCTGGAAGAACTCCTCATGCCGATCTGGCCCAGCGAGGCCATCTACGGGGATATACACAACTTCCAGTACGTCTTCGGTGGCACCACCCTGGACCAACTGTTCGACAAGGACATCTCCTGGTGGTTCAACCAGCCCACCACACTGATGCCGGAACACTACCAGAGAGACCTGCATGGCCTCTACGATGTGGGTATGTCCGGTGGCAGTTGGGTAACCATGCAGATATCAACCCCCACCTTCCTGCCCAACGGCACGGGGGCTGCATCTCCCACCAGTACGGTATCGGTCAACTCGGGCCAGACCAGCACGGAGCCTGTATAATGCCAGAAGAGACTTTCTACATAGGCCAGAACGACACAGCGTCACCAATAACCCGTGACCTGAAGGATGCCTTCGGTGCCCCCGTGAACCTGACCGGGGCTTCGGTGAAGTTCTCCATGAGGGTCAAGCCAGCGGGTACGGTCAAGGTGGATGGTGCCTCTGCCACGGTGGTCACAGCGGGTATAGGCAGGGTGCGCTACACGTTCACTGCCGCCAACACCAACACCGCCGACGAGTATGAAGGCGAGTTCGAGTGTACCTTCGCAACCGGCGAGGTGCAGACGTTCCCCAACCGGGGCTATATCCCCATCATAGTGCAGGATGACATAGGCTGATGGCTACTACCACCAGAGCTAACCTACGCAAGTCCCTCTCCCAGGCCATAGGGGACTACAACACGTTCACCACCAGTGCAGACGGCAACGATGCCAAGACCAGCCTGGTGTCCGACAGCCTGAAGAACTACCCTGGGGGCACCGATGACGGGGCCTTCGAGGAGCAGTACTTCCTGTCCACCTCCGGTGCCAACGAGGGCGAGTCCAGGCGCTGCCTGCTCTACATCTCCGAGGCCTCCGATGGTCCTACCGTCATCCTACAGTCTGCCCTCTCGAGCCAGAGTGCCAGCAGTGACAGCTTCGAGCTGCACCGCTACGACCCCGAACTCAAGCACGTTGCCATCAACAGGGCCTTGGCAGAACTCTTCCCCACCCTCTACCTCTCCATAAGGGACGAGACCCTGATAGTGGACAACGTACTGGCCAACTCGGACTTCGAGGACTGGACCTCCGGCTCCGCTGACAACTGGACCGAGGTCAACTCCCCCACCCTGAGCCAGGAGACCAGCCGCATATTCCATGGCTCCAGCTCTGCCAAACTGACAGGACCCTCCGGTTCGGTGGGCCAGCTTACCCAGGCACCCGACATCAACATCAACGAGATCGCAGGCAAGACCACCCAGTTCAAGTGCAGGGTCTGGACCAACGGCGGCTCCCAGGCCCGACTGGCTATAGACTGGGACGGCTCCAGCGTGGAGTACGGCGACTACCATGAAGGTGACTCCGAGTGGCGTCTCCTCTCCGTGGATGCCTCCGTCCCTACCACTGCCACCCAGGTGAAGCTGGTACTCGAGGTTGCCGCTGAGACCACAGCATACTTCGATACCTGCTGGGCTGCTGTTGACCCCCTCTACCGCCTCACGGTGCCCTCTACGGTCATCAGGGGGCCGTTCAGGGTCTACCAGCAGTACTCCGAGAACCTGATAGACGGACCCTACTACCCACTCATGCCGGGGCAGTCCCCCACCAGAGGCCGCATACTCCGGCTGGAGGGCATGGGACTTCTCTCCCGCCCCACCAGCGAGTCCGGCACGGCAGAGATAGGGGAGCCACATCTCAACCTGGCCACTGCCTACGCAGCCATGGTGCTGTTCCAGCAACTGTGGACCAGGTCTGCATCGGAGCAGCGGGACAACCTGGCCCAGAACATAGCCCTCTGGCAGGGCGAGGTTGCCAGGCTCTCACAACAGCCGGGGATAAGGATGCGTACCCTGGGCGCACACCGGGGCCGCAACTCCTGGCACATAGAGGAGGACAGCAGCGGGCGCTACCTGCAATTCGACGTGTCCAGGGCGGGTGCCGCCAGCTTCAGTAACTGATATGCCATCAGCCGGAGTAACCCACGACCTCGTCCTCGAGGACTACGATGCCCGCCACCGCCGTGGCTTCATGTATGCCAAGGGCAGGAACGGCAGGCGTCCCTTCGACAGCAGGGAAGCCCAGCCCATAGCCCCACGGCAACTGACCATGGGTGAGCTGACGCAATCGGAGGACCCACCCACCATAGCCTTGACCTGGTTCCAGGACACCTGGATCAAGGGAGTGGGCGGCAAGGACTTCCGCAGGCCCGAGGACCGTGGCAAGCTGGCAACCGCCAAGCGCATAGAGACCTACCCCTACGGCACACTGCGCCCGGGCAGGGAACTCCGCAGCTCCACCCTCTCTGCTGCTCCCGATGCCTACGCCCCTTCCGGCTTCGCAGTGGCTCCCAGGGACACCTCGTCCAGCCTGACAGGGGGCTACGAGGAGACCGAGCTGTGGGCCTTCGTAGGCGGCTACACCTACAGCGGAGGCGATGACAACTGGACCAGGGAGACCCAGCCCCAGGCCAGCATCTACTACAAGAACGGCACCAACTTCGGCAAGTGGGTAGTGGCCCCAGGCTGGTGGGGTGGCACGGACATGGACGACATAGCCATGCCCTACATCTACAAGGAGCCAACAGCCGCCGCCTGGGTAGCATCCACCCTCGCCCAGGGACGCTTCAAGCACTTCGCCGTCACAAAGAACAATGCCGGTAACGATGTCCTCTGGGGAGGCAACAACGTCACCGATACCGGCAAGACCGTGAGCGGTGCCCACAACAACAGCACCACCACCATCACGGCCAATGCCGACATCTCCGGTGATGTGAGCGTGAACGACATCATCATCTGCGGTGTGGGAGCAGACGCCGAGCAGGAACCAATGCTGGTCACAGCGGTCTCCACAGCAGCCATGACCGTGATCAGGGCCTATGGAGACGGTGCCATAACCTTCGAGGGCGGGGAGAAGATACACGTCTACACCCCCCACGGCATACGCTCCAGCTCCGACCCTACCAACTCCGGCTCCTGGTCCTCCACGACCACCATCGGGGAGAAGGAGTCCCCCATCGTGGGGCTGGCGGTGGAAGAGGATACCGATACCCTGCTCATAGCCAAGACCAACGGCATATGGCAGCAGTACTACGAGCCACTGGAAGAAGGTGGGCGTCTCTTCATACGCAACCTCACCATAGACTGGCGAGGCTCCGGCCACCCAGGCAACTTCATGGGCATCCACGTCTGGAACAAGCGAGTACTAATGCCCATGGGACAGGGAGGCCTGATGGAGTACGATGTCAAGAGTGGGGTAGCCAGGGACATATCCTTCCGGCTCACCGCACCAGAGGCTACGGACCTGCACGGGGTGGTACTGGCCATAGCCTCCAGCCCCTCCACCGTCTACCTGGCACTGAAGGACGCTTCGGACCAGGTCATCCACATCCTGGCAGGCCATGTGATAGACGTTGACGGCCAGACGGATTGGCGCTGGGACATGATAGGAGAGGTTGGGGCAGGAGCCGCCATCACGGACATACAGACCGCCCTCTGGTACGACTCCACCCGCAACGACCACTCCCGGCTGTGGATAGGGTTCACGGAAGCTGACATCGACGAGGTGCCCCGCTTCCTCCCGACTGGCAATGCCGGGGATGACAAGACCGACGGCTACACCAACGACACCGACTGCGAGGCCGTCTTCACATCCTATGACGGCAACCTGCCCAGGGTGAGCAAGCACTTCTCGGAGATGGAGGTGGAGTCCAAGAACCTGGGAGCGGGCGGGAGGCAGTGGGCCTTCGACTACCGGCTGGACAACGACCCCACCTGGGTTAGCTGGGACACCGTATCCATATCCCCCTTCCAGACCATCTCGTTTCCCCCCGGCACATCTGGTAAGATACTGGAGATCAGGGCACGTCCAGCTATGACTTCAGCAGGAACCACGCCTCCAGAGATAGTATCGGTCAGGGTCAAATGCCAGCTACATCCCGACCCTACCAAGATATACCCAGTGACCCTGTACCTGGCAGATAACCAGTCCCTGTTGAACGGGGCAGAGGGAGGAAGGGTGAAGGGAGACCTGGGGCAACTGGAGACCTGGAACTCTTCGGCATCGGACATCACCTTCTCCACACCGGACGGTGTGAGCAGGGCAGTGGTGTTCCTGCCAGGGTCCATGCAGCGGCAGGAGTCGTTCAAGGAGTTGGGGAGGAGACCGGAGTACCGTGTGAGCTTCCTTCTAGCTGAGGTTGGATGATGCTGAGGTGTGAGAAGTGCGGGTACGAGTGGACCCCCAAGGACCCTGAAAGCCCTCCAGACCAGTGCGCTAACCCTCGGTGCCGTACCTACTATTGGGACCAGCCACACAAAGGGATGAGCCACTCTCTGGAGGGACGACAGAAAGTGGCCCATTGAGGAGGGAGAGTGATCCAGTTGCATTATAGGAGTACGATATGCCAAAGGTCAAGACAAGCAGCGGAGTGAAGCATTACCCCTACACCAAGGCGGGGAAGGCAGCAGCAGCCAAGGCAACTAAGAAGAAGAGGTAGTGGATGACACTGGAAGACGTACTGGAGGAGTTGGACGAGGGAGGGGAAGCCCAGCTACTGGAGCCTCGAACAGACTTCGACTCCTGCATTGCAGGCCTGGGGGTAAGGTTCCACGACGGTCCCCTGGCTGTGTACGATGTGGACCTGGTGCTACGGCACTTCATGGACCGTGGGTTGTCGGAGGAGGAAGCCCAGGAGCATTTCGATGTCAACGTAGCCGGGAGCTGGGTTGGTAATGGGACTCCCATGTTCGTTAGGTTCATCGACGGTTAAACCACAAAGGGGCTGACTTTCATCAGCCCCTTGAAGTATCCCTCCGACCTTGATACCATTCATGATGGCATCACATTTCTCCTTTAACGCCGCCGTACGGTCTCCACACCAGGTGGCGTTTTCGTTACCTGACGCCGCCCATGCATGAAAAAGCACTGGCGGCGTTTGGGTTTTAGCTAGGTTAACTGTAAGGTGGTAAGAACGTACTCCAGGTGGAATCACCTTCGCAGTGTTCAACTCTCATATGTTCGGGTATCTGGTCTTCATGTACCAGGCGCTCACCCTCCCTGCCATCACGGGTAAACCTTACTACCCATTTCTCCAAGCGGTAGTACTGAGCGCCACCACCGGCCCCATACTTGTGAATCCGGCGAACCAGCTCTGCTTCTTCATCTGGTCCTTCCATATCACTAGGGCTTTGATATATGGTTATCGTGGCCATTACCCCCTCCTGTTGGTAACCAGTTCTTCGGTACCTCACACACTCCCCGCTTCTGGTGATCAGGGCAGACCGGCTTCCCGCACCTGGAGCATGTCCACACCGTCCTTGCCTTACAGATGGGAGTCCCCCCAGCCTGGCAAAGCTGGAGGGAGTCATTAGTCGTGTACTTCTGTGCCATCATTTAACCAGGTCTATCCGAACCGTGATGCGGGACTCGCCCCTGGACTCCTCTTCGCACTGCTCGATGATGGTGCCCAGACTGGGTACGGAGACTGCCAACCTCTCCATCAGTAGCTCCTTGAACTTGGACATGGTGGCGGCACCCCTGGCTATGGTCCGGTTGATGACTATGCCGTCCACTTCGTACTTGTCCACCTCACCAGGCAACTCGTCCAGTATGATGTGGATGATCTGTAGCTGCTCCTGCTCGTCCTTATGGATGTCCTTGACGGCCTTACGCCTGGCCATCACAGCTTTGCCAGCCTCTGCCAGGCCGGGATGGTCTATCACTATGGGGTCTATCGCTTTTACCATGTCACTCTCCTTTCTCCTGATATGGGGGTGGCGGGCGCTCCTATCAAAAGGGGGGTGGTGAGACCCCCAGAAACTACCCATTATCGCCCTTATATACCCGTAAGCTTTCCCGATGCAACGGAGGCCGTGGGAGGGCGAACCACCCTTATCCTTAGACTAGCACATCATCATGTTGCGGTCAATACCCTGCTTTCCATCTCTGCCCAGTTCTTCCCCGCCTTGGCCTCCACCAGCACAGGTACGGACAACTTCACTGCCGACTCCATGACCTGGGAGGCCCAGGATATGAAGCCGTCCACGTCCTCGTCCAGCACCTCCACCATGATCTCGTCGTGGATAGCCAGGAGCCATTCCCAGGGTATGTGGCCGTGGGGGTCACTGAGGTACATCCTCTGCATCTTGGCCATGGCCAGCTTGATGATGCCCCCGGCACTCGACTGCACCGGCATATTGATAGCCTGCCTCTCCCCTGCCGACCTGTAGTTGTCCAGGGGGCACAGCAGTTCCGGCGTGTAGCGTATCCTGCCAAACATATCCCTGACATACCCGTCCCTGCGGGCACCGTCCTTTATCATCTCCTGCCACGCTTTAAGCTCCGGCCTGAGCCGGTAGTACTCGGTGATGAACTCCTCGCAGCGTGGTGCGGTCCAGTCCTCCAGCCCTTCGGACACCATCTGGTTGTGCAGGCCGTGGGGGGTAAGGCCATAGATCACGCCGAAACCCATGGTCTTGGTGGGGTACCTGTGCCGGGGTGTCACGTCCTCCAGGGGTATCCCGAATATCTGGCTGGCCGTCTCGGTGTGGATGTCCCGCCCCTCGAGGAACAACTGGGTCATGCTCCGGCACCTGGCCAGGTGAGCGGCTACCCGCATCTCTATCTGCGAGTAGTCGATAGCCACCAGGGATGTGCGCTTGTTGGACGTGAAGGCCTTCCTTATGGCCTTACCTAGCTCAGTGCGTGAGGGTATCTGCTGCAAGTTAGGGTTCTTCATGCTCCACCGGCCTGTCTCGGTCCTGGTTACGTTGACGGTGGGGCAGATGCGCCCAGCCTGGTTGACCTTGTCCGGCAAGGTATCGCAGAACGAGTCCTTCAGGTGCGCCAGATGCTTGTACGCCTCTATCAGGGGCACGGCAGGGTGGCTTATCTTGGCCAGCTCCTCACCTTTGACCGAGGGCAGTCCTGTCTCTGTGTACCTGGTAGGCTTGTAGCCCAACTCTTCGTAGAATATCGTCCTGAGCTGGTCATCACTGTTGGGATTGAACCGCTTACCACCTAGCTCCTTGAATATCTCCTCGGCCTTAGCCTCCATAAGTTCCAGGTAGTGCCTGCCCAGGTTGCGTAGGTAGTCTACATCCAGCCGGATGCCGTTGCTCTGCATCTCCAGGGCTATGGGCAGGGTCCCCCGGTCCATCTCGTACACATAGTCCAGGCCCATCTCGGACAGCATGGGCTTCAGTTCGTTGTACACCCTGAGTGTGGCATCGGCATCCCTGGCAGCGTAGTGTATCGCCTCTGCCCTGGGTACATCAGCCAGCGATGCATCGGGCATGGGACCCAGTGCCTCCTCCACCACGGCCCTCTCCCTGGCATCTATCTGGTGCCACCTGGTCCAGGCATCCACCGGCCCGCTCTTCAACTCCTTGCCGCCTACCACGTCGGCTATGATCCGGCGAATCTTCTGGATGATGGGCTTTGGGCGCTTCGACTGGGTGACCAGTTTGTTCTCCTTCTTACTCCAGCTCACATCCTCCAACAGCGGTGGGGCTGGCCACTCCAGCTTCGCTGCTTCGGTGAGCCATGCCATGGCCTTGGCCTTGCGGTGACCTCCTATGGTATCGGTGTAGCTGGCCATCTCCATCCCGCACAACCGCCACGCCAACTCCTTCAGACCCTGGGGCAGTCCCAGTACATAGGCCATAACCATGGTGTCATCGGTGCGCCTGGGTAGGTCCATCCACTGGGCATCGTACATATAGTTATGCACTATCCCATGCTCCCCTGGGTCCACCTCCCACTTCTCCACATCGTAGAAGGCCGCTTCTCCAGGGTTGGAGCTGCCCTGTATCGACCACAGCTTACCGTCCACTGTCTCTGTGTCCCAGGCAGTGGTGGTATCACCAGCGTTGTGTAAGCCCTTGATACCGCCGGGGTTACCCAGGTAGGGGGGCCTGACTATCCAGCTACCGGAGGTGAAATGGTCTGGTATAGCCTCGTTATACAACAGCTCGACGTCCCAGTCAGTATCCTGCCAATCATCCACCGGACGCTCAACCACCTCACCCCTCACCAGCTTGCCCAGCACCTGGAAATCGGACTGGATGGAGCGCATCAGCGTGGTGTTGTGCAGCCCCGCTGCTGGGTGGTACACAGGCAGGATGGTGTAGCCCTTACCCTGTATGGGTATGCCGTGGGTATGCTCCACCGTGATGCTGCCCAGGAAGTGTTCGATGGCAACCTTACCCATGGGCACTACGATGTCAGGCTGGTGGTACAGCACCTCCACGTCCAGCCACCGGGATGCACAGTGGGTTGCCTCTGCCCTGGTTGGAGTCCGGTTCCTGAGAGGTCTGCACTTGACCGTGTTGCTTATGATTACGCTGCTGCGATCTATCCCTGCCGACCTCAGCAGTCCGTCCAGATACTTCCCCGCCTTCCCGGTGAATGGCCTGCCGTCTACATCCTCGTTGGCACCAGGGGCCTCGCCTATCAGCATCACCCTGCCCTGCCCTACCGCCGGTACCGGCCCCTTGCAATCATCCCTCAGAGAGCAGGAAGTACACGCTCTGTTAGCCTCATACAGCACGGCTTACCTCCTGCCAGGCTGCTTCATCGGCCTTGCCCCTCTCCTTCTGTAGATGCCCTCCACAGTTCTGGCATACCCATATGCCGTGGTAGTTATCATCCCTGTCACTGGGCCATAGCGGGCGCACGGTCCCGTTGCCATGGTGCGCTGGGCACCATACGAATCGGATGGTAGTATCACTCACTCCAACACCTCCACGATCTGATTGCTTATGCCTTTGCCTATGCCTTCTATCTGCTGCCATTCCTCAGCGGAGGCATTTATCATCTTCCGCACCGAATCCCAATGGTTCTCCACCGATAGGCTCCTCTCCCAGCCTATCCCAGGAAGCTGGTGAGCTACCCGCCGGATGAGCGTAGGGTTGTACATCAAGGCCGGAGTAGGCTGGTGGAATTGCTTCAAGCTCTGATGGTCAACATTGGAGAAATATGTATGTAGTCCTCTGATGGTCTCGGCGGTGTTACGCACGTTGGTTGACCATAGAACGTACACGCCAAGCTGATAGTGCAGGCTGTTGAGGTAACCCTGGAACCTGGTCCATGGCATGGAGGTTGAGGCCCAGTTAGGCCCCGTCCTGTACTCGACGTTGCCCTCCCGGTTGCGCCGCATGATGGCCTCGATGAGCAGGAAGTACCGACAGTCCACCTTCTGGTAGGCACCGTAGGCACCCCTAACCTGATTGAGCAGCCTGCCGTCATTGATGCAGGCCAGTAGGTCCGTAGCCCGCTTCCGCTCCCCTACCGCCACCACCTTGCTGCCCGAATCAGACACACCCTCGATAAGCACATCCCCGAATCCTATGGGTACCTCAACCGCCTCGCTCAGGGACTTGCGTAGATCAGCGTCATTCACTGCGCTGGTTATGTAAATCACGTTGCACTCTCCCGTGCCAGGGAGGAGTCAGGTAGTAGACGTGGGAACACATCATGCATACCCAGCCGGGGTAGTCCCCATCATACCGGACCATTCCCTGGCATCTGCTACACTTCAGTGGATGAGGTCTAGGAACCTTGTCAGGTCGAGGCTGTGGGGTATCTGTCCCGGTTGGGATGCCCGCCCCTGAACCAGGGTCTGGCCCATGAGCGTCATCTGCCTCCGACATGACATCACCTCCGCACTGAACACAGGTCCTGTAGGCGAGTTCTCCCTACTGGTTCGCAGTGTGGTCTGTACCTGGAACGGCACGTCCTTCCAGCCCTGAAATTCCAGTTCCCCGGTGTGGAAGTTGTTCCCCAGCTTGTGCAGGAGGATGAAGTTCATCTTGCTCTGGTACGCCACCCTGCATATCTCTCGCAGGTCCTTGTAGCAGTTGGCGTACTGATGCGGCTGTACCTGGGCCAGCTTGCCAAAGTGGGCTAGTCTACAAATCTCGTAGGCCTCACCGAATGTATCTATCACCAGGGTGCCGGACTCCAGCTCCAGAGCCTCTGCTATCCTCGCCTGGATGTCCTGCCACACGGCCTGGAACCTGTCTACGACCTGGGACTGGGTCCCCAGCTTGGATGGCTGTTCCACCTGGTACAGCAATATCTCCCGCTGTGCCATCATGGGTTCGATGACTCCCTCTGTGCCGATGTCCAGGTCCAGATACACTATCGGCTCTGGGGCAGTCATGGCTAGATGACTCTTACCGCTCTTGTCCAGTCCCTCGATGGACATGATGGAGCGTTTCGGTGACATCTTGATGACATCCTGCCATCCTGACTTTTTAAGGTCCTCCAACGTGGTCATATTTCCTCTCCCCTCGTATATTTCTTAGCATCTCCCAATTCTCTACCAACTCCTGCACCTCGAACTGGATCACATGGAGGTGCAGTTCTGCATTCGGTGGCCCTCGCCTGGGCAGATAGAGGATAGGCATCCACGCTACTTGCGTGAATGCCATCCTACAGTACGCCTGCACCTGGGCCATGTAACGCCAGTTATCTCGTGGATCGCTGGGGCTGCTGTGGCGGGATTTTACCTCCACCACAGCTTCCACCCCAGCGTCCGAGACTAGCAGTCCATCCAGGCTACCAACTATCCCATCGACCTCACTCACAACCTGGGGAGTGAACCGCCAGCCTCTCTTATCAGCTTCCCTCTGTACGATGGGCCGGACCACGGCTTCCGCTATCCGGCCCAGGGCCATGATGTTCCAGCCCCACTGGGTTGGCTCCCCATCATAGGCCTTGCCGTTGCCGATGATGCGTACCGCCTCGTTGACCAGGTGAGAGACGTGGTGCTTGGTATCGTCCCGCTCAACCGGTGGGTCAAGGAGGTCTGCCGCCTCCGACATCGACAACTCGACACTAGAGATCAGTTCCGACAAAACAGCTCCCCATCCATGTGTATCCCGGCATCGGCCAGGGCCGTGACGAATGCCTCTTCGTAGATGACGTTCATCAGGGCGAAAAGCTGGTCCTCTGAGTACTCCTCTCCCCGCATCAGGAAGATGTTGGCGTTCAGCTTCTGCCTGGTGGCCTCGCCGGGGCTACTGGCTATCATCTTCTGCACCGCCTGTACCCCTATCTGGAGGACATCGGCCCCCGCCGGGGCAGGCTCCGGTGCTGGAGCCGGGGCAGGGGCAGGGGCAGGAGCCGGGATGACTGCCCCATTGCTGGGGGCCTGGCTACTCCCTGGGAGGTTGTATATCTCCAGCGGCCAGACTACTTTATTACCGTTGGGCTGTGTGGTCTCGTCCCAGTGGGCTACCAGACCCACCAGCATCTCCTGGATGTTGGTGATAACGATCCGGTCCTTGGGGAAATCGACCTTTAACAATTGCGCCATGAACTTGTGGAAGTTGCAGTTCTTGTTGATCTGTGGACCATCAAGGGTGAGGCCGTCTGTTGTGTACAGGCTTGGTTGCCCGATACTAAACACCTGGGGCCTCTGTAGCGTGATGCCACTATCCATGTTTTTCAGCTCCAGGATAGCAGCCATCGATGGGGCCACGTTGCCCTCGCCGTAGCTGCTCTTCACTGGATTGCCATCCTTGTCCTTGTACTCCCAGATACCGAACCGTGCATCGGTTATCTGTAGGGTACCTCTGGGAAACTCTCCTCCATCTACATGATCATCTGGGTTTAAACTCAGTGGTGACATTTGCCCTCCGTTATTTAATTGAATGGTATAGGTATCCGGTCATTGGAACGTGGGGTCACTCTCTCAGCGAACCACCTGGGTGCCAGATGCCTGTTGCGGGGCCACCACCATTTCCAGGTATCGTCTACGATGAATACCTGGCAGCGGTCCTCCGCACTCCTGGTGCCTCTCCCCGCTTCCTGTACCAGGGTCTCCATGGCCAACTGGCTTGTCCAGCTTTGGTCCTCCGCTTGCCTGGCCTTGATGACGGCTCCCCTGGTGTCTGGGTAAGGGACTTTTGCCACGATGATGTAGCTGCACTCGTCTCCAGGGAAATCGTAACCTGTGGTGACGCTAGGGCTGACCAGTATCGCTGGTGCATCTGCCCGCTTGAATGCTGATACCACCTGGGCTACGTTTCTGGTTGTGTGCTGCATCATCAGATGGCCATAACGTGAATGCTCTGCAAGGAATGCAGCTCTCTTGTAAGAAACCGTGAAAATTAAGCCTTTCTGTTTCTGCCTGGACTCTATTATCTCGTCGATGCGGTCAACCCACTTCTTCAGGTCATCATCATCAGCACGGTGGTCTATCCTGGCGGTGTTGATGTGCATGACCGGGGTATGCCGCACCGGGAATGGACTGGGACTGTCTAGCCAGGGTCCCTCAGCTCCCAGCCGTTCCATCATGGGCTTGGTGAACATGGCTGACATCAGCAGCACTTTCGGTACATTCCCAAAGAGGAACCGATTGTACCTGCCTGGCCAGACCGGTGTCCAGACGCATTTTGCGTATCTGCCGGTCCCCTGATATTCGCATATCCAATCCCGGCAATGCTTCACCAGCATATTCAGCTTCCTCTCCAGGGCACTCAGCCGCCGCTTGCTCCTGGACAGTTCCTTGGACACATCGGAGCCTGGTTCGTTCTCCCTTATCTCCTGCTGGATGGCCGCTACCTGGTCCGGTATGCGCCTCAGTATCGGGATGCAGGCCCGAACCCAGTCAGCGTACTCCCAGTCCTCCTCCCAAGGTATGGACTCATGGTCCCTGGCGGTGAAGGTGAAGGACAGGAAGGACTCCAGCGCCCGTCCGGCCAGGTGCGCCTCGTCACAGATCAAGAACGAGGTCTGGTTGATTATGGACCGAACATCCCCCTTCTCATCCCTGATTATCAGGTCCAGGCCGTCCCTGGTGTAATTCTCCTGGGCCATCCAGCAGGCGTAGTTGGTAACCACCAGCCTCGACTGCCTGGCCTCTCCCAGCGTCTTGTAGTAACTACATCGAGGTGTGTCCCTGTCTGGACAAGCGTAGCCGTCTGTGCAGGGTGCCTCGTCGGCCTGGAGGTCCGGCCACCGGTTGCAGACGTACTCGTTGCGCCCACGGATGTCCACCAGCCCCGCCGGTTGGAAATCCGACATCAACTGGGTTTGCAGTGCTTTGGTGCTGGTCAAGAACATGGCCCGCATCCGGCTGTTACGAGCAGCCAGCATACCAAGGAGTGATTTGCCGTAGCCAGTAGGCAAAGCAGCTCCCAGGAACCTCTCCGGCCCCCTGAGCCATTCTGCTATCTGGTCGCACAGGTCCTCCTGGCCTGGGTACCACTGGTTGAATTTGGGTATGCCCAGTATGTCCCCTGGTGTATTCATACTGCCTCCGCTGGGTCCAGGGAGACGATGCCCTGGGGCCGGAGGTGGGCGTAACGTGCCAGCTTCTCCGTAGACATATCACGCATCTCCCCTTCCGGCATCTGGTCCCGTACAACTATCATGTTGAGGTACAGCCGCTGGGCATCCCTCGTTCTGCCTCTGGTCAAATGATTCTCCAACACCACCGCCGCATCATCGAGAGCCGTGAACTGCCGCTGGTATTCAGCTTCCTGCTGGACTATCTGAATCATCATGTCAGTGAGGTCTATAGGGATGGAGCCTGGATCGGTCTTTGCCACCTCCCTGGCCTGGGCATATAGGGCATTGCGTCCAAAGTCTGAGACCGTCTTGTAGTGCTTGCTCCACTCCCGGCTCTGGACGATGACCTGAATCTCACGCATCTGCTCCGGCGATAGGCGAACCGTGAAGGTGTGCGAGTGGCCGTACTTGTTCGCCGCCGGGGGTATAGTCAGTTCCAATTTTCCTCCCTCCTATAGGATACTGTATTACCGTACTGTAGTATTTTGTCATACGTCATACAGCATACAGTTAAAAACCATGTATACATATACTAATATATATTGAACCACCGCTTCCACCAGGGCCTGGTATCATCAGGGAATATGGACCACAGTGCAGTGAGGCACACATTACTGCAATACCGCCGCTGGTTCAGCTTTACTCGCCTACCATTCTCGTCCACGCCATGATAGACAACTACGATCCGGTTGTTACCTAGCACGGTCTCGCAATGATAGCACCGGCCTGGTCTACTGCTCTTGCGCGTCTCCTTGTCTGCCGTGATGGTCCTGGGTCTGCCTATGCTACCAACCATTCCTCTCCCTCCTTGCGTTTGTATGGGCACCTTGGGCACCGTATGGGATTAGTCACCCTGGGAGGCCAACTGGCCTTGCACTTAGGGCAGGTATACTTGCGTATGGTTACCATACGTCTCCTCCTTGTTGGGATAGGGTACCGTTATTCGCTATCGCTCACCTCCTCGCTATGCCTTCCAACGATGGTCCCCTGGCCACTTGCCTTGACCACTAGCCCAGCACTCAGAGCGTGATAGCTGCATATCGCCGTACCTGACACTAGGTACTGGGCAGGCCTGTCGCAGAGGAACTCTGTTGACTCGTGTATCGGGCATCTATATTCCATGGTCATCCCTCCCATAGGAATGGCCCCGCATATCGCTCTGTAAGCCGATATGCGGGGCCTCTGGTGCTTCCAGGGTAGTTATGGACTAATTGACGCTGCCAGCCGGTACTAGCAGGTCCCAGGCCGTAGCCTTCATCTCAGCCCCGGTTCCGAACCAGGCAGCATTCAACCGCTTGGCCTGGTCCCCGCCACGGTGGTGGTCAACGAACTCTGTGACGGCGTTCAGCGCATCCCAGCGAGTCTCCCCCTGGTTGCCCATGCCGTTGTAGAAGAGGTCTCCCACCCTGTCCATCTGATTCCTGATCCGCACTCCGATGTCCTGGGGATTCTCCTGTACCCCAAACAGGTTGACCAGGAACTCCTCCAACTGGGCCTTGTCCATCGACTCCTGGGCCAGCCTATCTATCCCTAACTGGAGCATCTGGGAGTACGCCTCTTCCAGGCCTAGAATCTCCCTGGCCTCGTTGACCCTGCCCATCAGGTTGACGGTGTGCTTGCCCCGGAACTGGAACCCACTGTTACGGCCTCCCACTATCCCCTGGATGGTGTTGCAGCACCGCTGCCGCACGGTCATGAACCGCACACCCAGTGAGGAGCTGCCGTCGAAAGAATCGGTGACCAGTATGCCCCGGTCCAGCACATCGGTGTTACTCACCTGGAGAGTGCTGGGGAGCTGGAGGTATAGCCACCGCCTGGCCCCACCGTTGAGGCTCCCACCGGAATGGAAGACGGCCTCGTGATTAGCCACCAGACTAGCGGGGAACTGCCCAAACTCCTGTCCCGATAGTGGGTTATATCCCCTACCGAACACGCCGAATACCTGGCCAGTGTCCCGGCGAGTGCAGGCGAACCGCCCAGGTACCTTGTGGTATCCCCCATCGGTGCGCTGGATGAACACGTCCTTCATGGCCACCTCAAAATTGAGTCCGGCCTTCTCGATGGCCTCGTCCCAGGTCACAGCCCCCTCAAGGCTGTGTCCTATCCCCTGCCAGGGAGCGTCCGGCGTGTACATCATGGAGTCGATGCCGTAGCGATTGGTTGTGGTAGTCATGGTCTCTCACCTCTGCTAAATTTGGGTCCACCTGAATGATATCATGATGTTGCCTGGCCAAGCAAGCTCTACACAAGTAGTCTCTTAAACAGCCTCACGTCCCCCTGCTTACCGTTCTTGGAGAATACCCCTGTGTAGTAAAAATTCTTGGTGCTGCACCGGACATGGGAGCTGTACACATAGGTGTCATCCCCATCCACTACCTCGACCTTTAAGGTGTATTTCCGCTCGTCATAGCGTCTGCCCGATGCGTTGCTGGCCGGGGTCCAGAAGTAGCTCTTCTTGAGGTAGTCATGGATATCGATGGCCCTCTTCACGTCGGATATCTGGTCACTGGTCATATCATCCCTCCTAAGCTAGTAGCCTTAGCTACTGCCCAGGTACCAGGAACCCCGCTCCCGGCACCGGCGGCAATGTCTAAGGCAGGTCCATGCCGTTCTCATCACACGGCGTGATAGACATGACACACTCTGGTTCATGACAGGACTGATTAGGGTCCAGGGATGGAATCCTGGCGGTGGCCTCGCCGAATACCTCGTATGCCTCCTCTGCCTCCTCGCCGTCCCCAACCTCGATAACATACTCGTGCAAGGTGATTACCTGTGTGGTGATTCTGTAGAACATAACATCTCCTATACTTCAGCGTTACTTCACCGTCACTAGCGGG